GTATCGAACGTGGGTCTGCAACAACATTTAAAGACTATATTGGTGGCAGGTTACAGAATATATGAGAATTGACGTACCATTTACGAAGTTACGAACAATTGCACATTGTGCCGACATTCATATTCGACTATTTAAGCGGCACGAAGAATATCGGGAAGCATTCAATACATTTTATGAACAACTTCGTCAGACGGATTTAACTGACGGAGTAATTGTCGTTGCTGGTGACATCCTTCACGCAAAGACAGATATGAGTCCAGAGATGGTGGAACTAGCTTCAGAGTTCCTCCGTAATCTTGCTGATATCGCTCCTACCTTTGTCATCGCCGGCAATCACGACCTCAATCTGTCCAATATGAACCGATTGGACAGCTTGACTCCGATTATCAAGAATCTTAATCACACAAATCTTCATTACTTCAAGCACTCCGACATCTACCAAGTTGCTGACGTAGATTTCGCAGTATTCTCCATATTAGATGACCGTGAACAATGGCCAGCGGTTGACGATTGCCGAAAGAACGCACGGAAGATTGCATTGTACCACGGACCAGTCCACGGCGCACAAACTGATGTCAAGTATGTCATCACCAATCGTCACGTAAATGTTACTACGTTCGAAGGATACGATGTTGTCCTTCTTGGTGATATCCACAAGTATCAAGTATTGCAAGAAAGTAATCCCGTCATTGTATACTCTTCTTCACTTATCCAGCAGAATCACGGTGAGTCGGTTACTGGCCACGGTTGGTGCTTGTGGAACGTTGAAGATTGTACACATGTATTCAAGGAACTTCCAAACGCATACGGATATTACACGTTGGAGTTGGTCGAAGGTAAGATTAACTTCCCAACCGATATGCCAAAGAATGTCCGACTTCGGTTGTTCACGGGGAACGCTGATACGTCACTTATCAAAAAGACTACTGCGGCACTGCGGAAGCGCTACAACGTTATCGAACTGAGTATCAACAAGAACCGATTCAATACATCCAGTCCGTCATATCGTAAGGGAACACATATTACGACCGATGTGACAAATGTGAATACCCAGAACTCGTTAATTCAAGATTGGCTTGAACGGAATCACGAAACGATTGATGATGAATTGATGAAGAAGATTGTGTCGGTCAACAACAAGTTGAACGCACAAATCAATCACGATGACCATTCACGGAACATTCACTGGCGTCCGTTGAAGTTTACCTTCTCGAATATGTTCTCATACGGAGAAGGAAACGAGATAGATTTTGAGAAGATGCAAGGATTACACGGTGTGTTCGCTCCGAACGCTTCAGGTAAGAGTTCCTCTATGGACGCTCTTATCTTTTGCTTGTACGATAAGACTCCGCGGGCATTCCGTGGTGACCACATTATGAACAATCGGAAAGATACGTTCGAATGTGAGTTGAAGTTTGAGATTGACCAAGACGTTTATTTTATTCGTCGAACTGGTACACGAAAAAAGACTGGCGATGTTAAGGTAGATGTATCATTCTGGAAGGAAAATGAGGATGGTACGCATACATCGTTGAACGGCGAAGACCGCCGAGATACTAACGCTAATATCCGTAACTACGTGGGTAGTTATGAAGATTTCGTATTGACGGCATTAAGTAGCCAGACAGCAAACGCATTGTTTATCGACAAGTCGCACTCCGAACGGAAGGACTTACTCATCCAGTTTATGGGATTGAATGTCTTTGACAAGTTATTTGATACCGCAAACGAAGAGAGCAAGGAAATCTCTGGTGCATTAAAGAAGTTCAAGAAGGTTGACTTTGACCAAGTGATAGCGGATACTCAGACGAAGTTAGAAGATAATAAGGTCAAGCATGAAAAGGTCGAAACTATGATTACTGACCTCAAAAAAGAACGTGATATGTTGGATGAGAAGTTGAAGGGATGGCAAAATCAAAAGCGTCCAGTACCAAATATTACATTAGATATGGATGTATTGATTTCTACTTTGGCTAAATCCGTTGACCAAATCTTGGAATATTCTGAGGGTAAGGTGGATGCGGAAAAGAGACTGGAAGCTATTAATACCAGCATTAAGGAACGTACGCAAGCAATAATGGATGCAAATATTCCAGAACTTCGTCAGTCAGTCGAAGAATACAACAAACTTTCCACGTTATTAAATAAGGGAAGTAGTGCATTAAAGTTGACCACTTCAAAGGTTACCGAAAAGGAAAAGTTCAAGACCAAACTGGAAAGTTACAAGTATAACCCAGATTGTAACGTTTGCGTAGAAAATAATAAGTCAATTATTGAGGATATGGAATCGGTCACCCACGAACTGATTGACCTATACGACTTACAATCCAAGCAAGAAGATGCGGTCAACGAAATCAAGCAACAGATGGAACCGTTGGTTGATAAGGTAAATCTCTGCGCACATTATGAAAAGTTACAAAATGAAGTTCAACAGTTCCAAAAGAAGGCAGGTACGGTTGAACTGGAAATCCAGAAGTTGATTACCCTTATTGAAAAATGTGACCGTCAGCGGGAACAGACAGAAAAAGATATTGAATTGTTTAAAACGAACGAGGACAATATCAGACATAATAAGGAAATCGATATGCATATTAGTCACGTGGAATATGATATCAATGTAAATAAGAAGGCAATGGACAAGTTGGAAAAGCAACTTCGTGAATTGCATGGAGAAATCAAGGTACTCGAAGCTACCAAGGCTGATGTTCTTAACCAAATTAAGGAAGCCGAAGAACTTGAGGATACCTATGAGGCTTACAAGTATTACATGGAAGCCGTGGGCCGTGATGGGGTACCATACGAACTGATGTCACGGGCAATTCCAGCAATCGAATCCGAAATAAATAATATTTTAACACAGATTGCCGAGTTTACGATTTCTCTTGAAGTAGACGGGAAGAATATTCTTGGGAAGCTTAACTACGACCACGAACGTATCTGGCCATTGGAAAACTCGTCTGGGATGGAACGGTTTATCAGTAGTCTCGCTATTCGGGTGGCTCTGTTGAACGCCTCAAACCTTCCGAAGTCCAACTTTATGATTATTGACGAAGGGTTGGGTACCTTGGATGCCGAAAATCTGACGGCTATGCACACGATGTTCAGTATCTTAAAGGGTCAATTTGATTTCTTGGTGGTCATCAGCCACTTGGATGTCGCACGGGATATGGTGGACAAGGTAATTGAAATCAAGCGAGAGGACGGATTCTCGTATATTAACGTGTAACTCAACTATTTATATTGAGTTAGGACTTTAAGCGAGAGCGTATGGCAAAGACTAGAAAGACCTTACAACCAAAGAACTTAGCAAAATATGATGTATTGATAGAAGATACATCAGCATCTTCTGTTTATTTTCAAGTAACGAATCTGCCACCAACTTTTACTGGTGGCAGAAATTCGTTTTTGTTGGCTGGGTCATCGGCATTAAAACCAGCGTCCAGCATTCAAATAGAAATCATAGATTCAAATGGAATATCGATTTTTCAAAATCCTATTCAAAAATACTTGGAAGGTAATTCAAGACTAGTTTCTGTAGAAATTACAGAGAACACCGCTCCTGGGTTTGCTACAATTATTATACTTGGACAAGCAACAGTACTTCCAAATGGTCAACCAGTACCACCCGATTGGCAAAATTCATATAATATTAGATGGACTAAAAGAATACTTGTAGAACCAAATTTACGAAATTCTTCACCATTAATTCTAGAAAATACACCTACTGTGTTGTCGGAAGAACGTAGATTATATAGTGTGTCTACATCTTCATACGTTTCAGCAAGTACCGCATTTACAGCCAGTTTAACTCCGACATTATATTCTAGTTTTCAAATAGGGTATACACTTAAAGCGGAATCACCAACGGTGTTTTCCGAAGATTATGTTGGTGGGTATATAACTGGTTCTATGATTATAGACGGAGTAAGTGCAAGTTTATATTTACCAATAACAGACATATTAAATACCACAACGGCGTTTAGTACAGGTCAATTAATCAAAACAACAGATGGCAGAATTGTAGACAAAATTTATTTACGCAGTGGAAGTTATACTACACCACTGTTCGGCTCATCGTCGGCTATAAAGACAACAGCACAATTAGTGTACAATACGTCGAGTATAAACGGTAACCATATACCCGTATCTTATGCAAAACTTCGTCTGACCAACTTGAATACGGTAAGTGGTGAAATATTCAAGTTTAAAGTATACAGTAAAGTTTCAACTAATCTTTCTGATTATAAGTTGGTAGCAGATATACCAGTAACTACATCCGAACTATTAGTAACAAGTTCTATCCGTGGTGATTTACCAATAGGTGATTTTTATATAGTACCTACTGCATCAAATTGGTACTCAGACAGATTGGAAACTAGTTCAAATGCGATATATACTATATCTGGGTCCACTGCGTATTATAACCCAACTACTACCGTCACGCCATTTACATTAGCTCTAACAGATAATGTACTACTGCGGTCTGTTCGAGCGGAAGTACCAACATTTAATAATCAAAAATATGCGGGATATGTGTCAGCAAGTGGATATTTCATAGGTAATAAGAAAGCATTACAGTTATTCCCAACCACAGAGTATACAATTCAGTTTGATGCATTCTATAAAAAAACGTCAGCATCAATAAATTTGACTGGTGTAGACCCAAAGGTTGATATTTATCTTATAGGGGTAGAAGGTACTAAGGTTATTGATAACAATCCATTAGGACAAAAGATTGGTACACTAACACCGCCCGCTGGGGCAGAAACATATTGGTATCAAGACCAACAATTTAACTTTACGCCACAACTATCAACAGTTGGTAATGTAGGTATACGATTTGTTGTGAGTAATGGATTTTGGTATTTCTCTGAAATATCACTAAAACCAGCATCAGACAGATTGTTTGCGCCAGACGAAGCACAGATTTTAGTACCAAATACCGAATATTATAACGAATTATTACAACATAAGATTGAGTTCTTTGACATAAATAATAACTCAACCGACCTATCTGTAGTATCGATTCCTACATTCTTTACTGGCTCGAATATTGATTTGGGTACATTATCATGAAACATTTGACTAATGAACAACTTAGTTTCTTATTACAATTTCCAACTGGACACAGACTCCAGATTGGGGCGTTGAGTTATATAGAAAAACATAAAGTTCAAGATGTTAATGTATTATTTGAAGCAACGAAAGCTACTCAAAGTATTATTGATGTATTCAATAAAAAATTAGAAGTATTGGACGAAAAGAAAAGAAAGAAGTGTACCATATACCCAACAGATTCGGGAAATAAAATTCGTAAAAAGTGTAAGCAAGCACATGTTTGGGGGATTCATTACGCCCCTGTATGGAATCGATATGTTCAACCGGAACCAACCACACCAGACACGGGTACTGATGGTGGCGCGGATGTAGGTGGTGGAGAAACTGGTGGTGATGCTGGTGGTATAGCAGAACGAAAGGGAATCGCTGGGTCACGATTCACATTCCCAATGTCCATCGGTCCAGAAAATGATTATCAACAAAAACCACAAGACGAAGCAATGTCCAGTACCGAACGGATGCGGAGATTCAACAAGCGTCATCCAGAAAAGGTAAGACAATATTTGAAAAAGACACAAGATGACCGAGTGGCTCGTAACCGTGACCGCCGTAAAGCAGTTGAAAAGCATGGTGAAGCTAAAATGAAGAATCACGATGTGCATCATCCAAACGGCGCACAAAATGGTAACTGGAAGTTAGCGAAGAAAGATCATGGACGAGACAAGAAGAACGAAAATATTGAATACGTATATCTGTCTGAACTGGCTGAAGGGTTTGTACCAAACGGTAGTTGGACTCTTATCTACGAAGGTGGTGCCGCTGGACACATGGCACATCCATACGAAGATGACTCACTATCATTTGCAGATGTGAAGGATATGGTCACCCGTGGACTTGTTGGGGACTTGGGCGCAGAAGAACCAGTAACCGAAAAGCTTGATGGTCAAAATATTATGTTTACTGTCAAGGATGGTAAAGCGTTCTTCGCCCGTAACAAAGGACAAGTAAAGAACAAGGGACAAAATGCACTTGACGTAGCAGGTATTCGTAATATGTTCGCCGGACGAGGTGATATTGAAAAAGCATTTACTGGTGCAGCTGACGACTTACAAAGTGCGATTGATGCACTCCCAGAAGACGAACGTAATAAGATGTTCGCTGATGGGTCAAAGTTTATGAACGTAGAAATCGTATTCCCAGATACTAAGAATGTCATTCCGTATGATAAGTCGGTATTGGTGTTTCACGGAACCGTTGAATATGACAGTGAAGGTAATGAAATCAAGCGGTCAGTCGAAGATGGTCGTGAGTTATCTGACCAACTTACCAAAGTTAATGCACAAAAGCAAAAGACATTCGGTATTTCTGGTCCAAAGACCATCAGTTTTAGTGATGCACAGACAGTAGAAAATAAAAATGCATTGAAGAAAATTGGCACACGTATTAGCCAATTGCAGAAAGAATATGGATTGGACGATAAGTCTACCATTGAAGATTATAAAACAAAGTGGTGGGAAGATAAACTTATTCAGATTTCACAAGAAACTGGTTTAGAGTTTACTAAACAAGAATTTGATGGTATGACTCGACGCTGGGCATTAGGTGACAAGAAGTTTAAAGTCTCCGACATCGAAGACCCAGAAAAGAAAAAGTGGTTCCGTCAGTTTGAAGGAAGCGAATTAAAAGCCGCACAGCGCGAAGCAGTTCGTCCACTGGAAAGTGTATTCTTACAAGTTGGTGCATTATCACTTAAGCGTGTCACTGATTTCTTATCAGCGAATAACCCAGAACTTGCTAAGAAGTTAAAGGCAGAAGTATTGGATACAATTAAGCAAATTCAGCAAACGGGTGATGCAAACAAATTAGCTGCATTACAAATCCAATTAGAACGCTTACAAGATATTGGAATGGACAAGATTGTTCCAACTGAAGGTATGGTCTTTATGTACAACGGTAAGCCATACAAGTTCACCGGAACATTCGCTCCAGTCAATCAAATCTTGGGTACGTTAAAGTTTGATAAGGGTGAAGCAAAGTTAGTTGATGAACCAACGGAAACACCAAAAGAAGAACCAACTACAAAACCAGTGGAAGGTAAACAACGTACTGTTGCTATCTTCACTGGTAGATTCCAACCATTCCATGCTGGTCACTACAGTATCTATAAGTCAATGGTGGACAAGTTTGGTAAGGAAAACGTGTACATCGCATCAAGTGACAAGACAGAAGCTGGGAAGTCTCCATTCAGATTCAATGATAAGAAGGAGATTATGACCCAGATGTTTGATATTCCAGAGGATATGGTGGTTCAAGTAAAGAATCCATATGCACCAAAAGAAATCCTTGAGAAGCTCCCACCAGAAACCGTATATGTTACTGCGGTCAGTCAAAAGGACGCAGAACGTTTGGGTGGTAAGTATTTCCAACCATATGATGAAAAGGGTCCAAAGAAAGGATTCGCTGACCAAGGATATTTTATGGTCGCTCCAGAACTCAAAGTTGATATTGATGGAAAGAACATCAGTGGGACACAACTTCGTGCAATCTTTGGTAATCCAAATATTACCGATGAAGTTAAACAAGAAATATTTGCGAAGGTATACGGTAAGTTTGACCAAGACATCTTTAACAAAGTAGTCAAAACAACCACTAAGTCAGAAGAAGAATTAAAGATTACCAAGCAATTTGCAGAACCAGAATTAGGAAAAGACAAAAAGAAAGTACAAGAACCAAAAGTACCAGCACAACCAAAGCAAAAACAAATGGCACAACCAACCAATCCTGATTTTTATAAGCCAGGTCAAACTTGGCAAACAGCTGGTGGAAATTTTGGTGGTAAGAATAAGAAAAACCAAGTAAGATACTTCGGGTCAGAAGAAAAAGCTAAGGCATTTGCAACCAAGTGAGGTTATATGTTTAAAAATGAAGAAGCATTAAATGATGTTCGTAAGAAAGTAGCAGAAAAGTTAAACAAAGACGGAAACAAACTAGTCTTTGGTTGGAGAGGAGAGGTTGAACCTACCCGTAAAGAAGGTGATGTGTGGGAAGATGTTAATGGAAAAAAGTGGACTGTAAAGAATGGTATTCGTCAAACTGTCACTAAGTTAGACGATGCTAAAACACCACATTGGTGTCCAAAGTGTAGTAAGCCAATGAATCACCGATTTGATATCAAGTTCTGGCGCATCAGAGGTCATTGCTTCGATTGTAATGTAAAATTTGAAACAGAACTTCGTCGTCAAGGTAAGTGGAAAGACTTCGAACAAAAGATGATGTTACGTAATTATATTTCAGCGGCAAAAGATAGACTTCAAGAATTAGAACATTATCTCGCCAATCTCAGTAAACCAGAATATTTGTTAATGAATGAAACTGAAAAAACTGTGTTAATGTTTGAAAAGTGGGATGTTGACTTGGATACTGTGAGAAAAGATTTAACTGATGAAATTGAATTAATTAAAAAAAATTTAGCAGAAACCATAGAACAGTACGGTACTGGAGAAGATAATGAAGCTTAAATTATTAGGATTGTTACTGGTATTCGCTGGGGTGTTGTATTGGCAAGACTCCACCAGTGATGACGCAATGGACAAGTATATTGAAGAATACAAGCAATTTCAAGCAAAAGCAGATTCGGTTACTGAATTAGCGGATAGTTTGAAGGAAGAAATTATCATTGCTGATAATGAATCCCGTGCCGCAGAAAGTCGTGCAAAAATATTGGGTCGTCAAGTCAATTCGTTGAAGAATGAAACATTGAGTATGGAAGAACGGGCAGAGGTGATGAAGGAAACCCTTCTTGATACATTAGAACTTGCTCGTCAAATCCTACCGCTTAAGGATTCCATCATCGCAAAACAGAAGGAAACGATTGACGCACAAAGTACCCAAGTCACTGAGCTTGAAAGTGCATTATCAAGTAAGGACAATGCGTTACGTATGGCGATGATGCGCGGGGACAGTCTCCAAGCAGTTATCAATCTTATACCACCTGCCCCAAAGAATCCTAACCGTATGTTTGGATTCAAGTTACCAAGTCGTAAGGCATCATTCGCAGTTGGATTGGCAATGGGTCTTGGAGCGGGGATACTCGTAATCAAGTAAGAGGTTCTTATGAACGCAACATCACAGCAGTTACGTGACAAAATTAAAGAAGAGTTTAAGAAATGTGCAGTAGACCCCGCATACTTCTTATCACGGTATTCATATATTCAACACCCGATTCGTGGCCGGGTGTTGTTTGATTTATATCATTATCAGAAAGATGCATTGAAAGATTTTGAGAACTGTGATTATAATATTGTTCTTAAAGGCCGTCAGATAGGTATTTCCACATTAGTCGCAGGATATGCACTGTGGTTGATGTTGTTTCATAAAGATAAGAATATTTTAGTTATCGCAACTAAACAAGAAACTGCAAAAAACTTGGTGACCAAAGTAAAGTTCATGCATCAAAATCTTCCCGTTTGGTTACGGGGGTCGGTAATTACAGACAACAAATTGTCACTACAGTTTGCAAATGGGTCACAAATTAAAGCTGTGGCATCAAGTCCAGATGCTGGTCGTTCTGAAGCACTTTCTCTTCTTATCCTCGACGAAGCGGCGTTTATTGATGCAGCAGACATTATTTGGACCGCAGCATCCAGTACATTATCAACGGGTGGAAAGGCAATTCTCTTGTCTACTCCAAATGGTGTTGGTAACTTCTTCCACAAGATGTGGCAACAAGCAGAAACAAAGACCAATAATTTTAATACTATATTATTAGATTGGAGAGTACACCCAGAACGTGACCAAGCATGGCGTGACCGCCAAACAGAACTGATGGGTGAACTACAAGCAATTCAAGAACATGATGCATCATTCATATTCTCCGGTAATACGGTTATCCCTGCAGAAATCATAGAGTTTTATAAATCGTCGTTTGTTCAAGAACCAATATCTAAAGAAGGATTTGATGGAAATCTTTGGATATGGGAATATCCTAGTCCGTCTAAAACTTATATTGTTTGCGCAGACGTTGCCCGTGGAGATGGTGAGGATTATTCAACTTTCCATGTAATTGATGTAGAAACCTCTACCCAAGTCGCAGAGTACAAGGGAAAAGTAGAAACTAAGCAGTTTGGAAATATGTTGGTGTCTATCGCAACACAGTATAATGACGCACTCCTTATCCCAGATAACAGTAGTATTGGATGGAACGCAATTCAGCAGATTATTGACCGCGGGTATCGTAATCTGTTCTATATGTCCAGAGACTTACAATATGTGGATGTTGAACATCAATTGAATAGAAAGTATTTGAAAGAAGATAAGATGAGTTCATTGGTACCTGGGTTTATGATATCCCAAAGAACCAGGCCATTGATTATCGCCAGATTAAAAGAATATATGTTAGATAATTCATTTACTATTCGGTCAAGTCGGATGGTTGCAGAGTTGGAAACCTTTATTTGGAAAAATGGTCGGCCGGAAGCATTGGGCGGATATAATGACGACTTGGTATTAGCACTTTGTATAGGTCTGTGGGTACGAGACACCGCCTTAAGATTACGCCAAGAGGGTATAGAATTGACCAAATTAGCGTTAGATAACACAAAATATCAGATGGGAAGTATGGTATATACAGACAAGAATTTAACTCATAATCCATATGAGATGCAAATTGGTCAGGAAAAAGAGAATTTACGGTGGTTACTGTAAATACATTATACTTATATAGTAGTGTCTTTATATACTATTTTTGAGGCAAAGTATGAAAAAAGAAGAACTTAAACAAATGATTCGGGAAGAACTCAAATCAGTATTAAGTGAACAGGCCTATCAATGGTGGATGAAACCAGCTGAAGCGGAAACGCCGGACGCCCATTTAAATCCAAGTCAAGTTCACGAAGATGTCGAAGATACTGTAAATGAAGATGAATACGATAAAAAGCGTGACCAACATCCATACTGGGGTCAAACTGGTCGTCCGTATACCCCAAAATCATACGGTAAACCAAAAACTCCGGCAAAGAGTTTTCGCCAAGTATTTACAAGAGCTTTGGTTGCAACAAAAATCAAATATAAAGATGCTGAAGGAAAGGAACACGAAGCTACGGTGTCATCTTTACTGAAGTATCCAAAAGACCATCCTGGATATAAAGCAGCTGCCAGATTATATGCATCTAGTATGGCACGAGCACCAAAAGATGAAGGTGTGTGTGAAGGAGAGGGGTGTTTAGACGAAAAGTCAGTTCCCCAACCATACAACCGTAAAAGTGCTCGTAAAATGAGTAAATCTCAAGTCGAACTTCGTAAAAAAATTGGTCAAGCTATGATGCGAGATGAAAAGAAGGTCAGTAAGTTCCGTAAAAAGTATGGTGACGAATGGAAAGACTATCTTTGGGCATCAGCATCAGCCGCGGCATTCAGACAAAGTGGTGGTAAAAGTGATGATAAGCGGAAAAAATAATGAAGTATTCATCGTTTTTTAATTTTGAACAATACCACCATCCTCACAAAAGACACGACCCACCTGGGTCAGAAGATGCAGATGTGAATAATGATGGTAAAGTTGACAAAAATGACAAGTATATAATGGCAAAACGCCGGTTATACAGACAATATCAAGCAGCACAAAAAGATAAAAAAGCTACAGAATTTTCTACACCAAAGTTGGAGAACAACATGATTAGATTGTCAGCACTAGTGAATCTACAGGCACTAAAAGAAGAATCACACGAAGAACCAACACCAGCTCCAACTGTAGCTGTTGATAAAAAGTCACGGGTTGAAATGAAGCTTAAGAAGCTTAAAGAAATGCAAATGACTCCGGACCAAAAAAAGAAAGTTGATGAACTCTTGGCTCAATATGAAGAATTGTCTGCTAAGCAAAAGCAACTTGACGTTGATAAAGACGGTAAGATTGAAGGTGATGATTTAGCAAAACTTCGTGCAGGTAAAACTAACGAAAAGTTAGATGCCGTCGGTCAAGAAGATGGTGATGTTGATAATGACGGAGATAAAGACTCTTCTGATAAGTACTTACAAACTCGTCGGGATGCTATTGGTAAGGCAATGAAGAGTGAAGGTAGTGGTGAAGATCACGAAGCATCTATGGCAAACTCTACTTTAGATTCAATTATCAAGCACGCAACCGAACTTAAGGGTAAGATTGGAATGGAAGAAAAGGACATTCCAGCATGGATTCAAGACCACATCGCAGTTGCTGAAAATAATCTTGACCAAGCAAATACCAGTTATCACGAATATGGTGATGAAGAAAAGACCGATAAGCCAGTTGACCAAGATATGGCAGCTATGGCAGAATCAGTCAATGAAGCAGCACCTGAAGGTTGGGAAAAGACTGTATTAGCTATGAAGAAGCACAAGGAAATTGATAATCCTTGGGCACTTGCACATTGGATGAAGAAGAAGGGATATCAATCCAAGAAAGAAGAAACCGAAGAAGCAGTAACTATAAAACCACAAGGTGGGTTAGCAGCTGCTATCTCGGCATATAAAAATACACCAACACATAGTTCAAAGCAACATGCACAAGTGATGCCAGCACACAAACCAGGTGACACTTGGAAGACTGACAGTGGTAAGACCGCAAAGAAAAACTCAGATGGAACCATCTCTTACACGGTAAATTAATATGGTGGCCAAATTTATTTCTCTTTTACTTTCAAGTAGACAACAATCTCATATCTTTCATCTTCAAACTCCTTCATATGCTGCACACAAAGCATTGCAAGAATATTATGAAGGAATTGTTGACTTAGTTGACACTTATGTAGAATCATATCAAGGTCGGTATGGTATTCTCAAAGGATACATGCCAACCAATACTATTTTAGAAGATGACTCAGTAGTTAGTTATTTCACGGGGTTACAAAAGTTTGTAGACGAAACCCGCGGTCAACTCCCACAAGACGGTGAACTTAATAACACGGTTGATGAAATTGCAGGACTTATTTCCAGTACTATTTACAAACTCAAGTTCTTAAAGTAATATGAAATACAAAGACTTTTTTCCAGAAGGGTATTCGGACGGTACGTCATTTCCTCAGACTAAAGCAGATTTTGGTCAAGAAAAGCCAGAAGAAATGCCAGAAACAGACCCACAAGATTTAGCAGTTCGGTCAGCTCGCATTAGTGATATACTGGAACGTAATATCCCAACTAGTCCAGACAAATGGGCAAAGGCAAAAGCAGCAGCTCGTTCGAAGTTCAAGGTTTATCCATCAGCATATGCTAACCTCTGGGCAGCAAAAAAGTACAAGAGTATGGGTGGTAGGTGGAAGAAGGGAAAGAAATGATTAAGTTAATGGACATCATACTTGATGAGGTACAACCAGACGAAAAAAAAATGGTTGACGGCATCGTTGATATGCTCAATCAAGTAAAAGATGTTGATAATAGAAAAGAAATGGCGTTGGATAGACTGAAAGATTTTAAGCAAAGTAAAATCGATGTTGACCCAAAACATTTTATGTCAAGAGTCGGTTTAGATTCTATTGATGAGAAATGGACAAAGAAGTATAAGAAGTCTATTAACTGCAGTAATCCAAAAGGTTTTAGTCAAAAAGCACACTGCGCTGCACGTAGAAAGCGTCAACGTGGTGATACAACCAAATCAAAACCAGTATGACACGATTTGCCGATATCCTAGTTGAAGTGTCTGTTGATCTTGACGAAAAGTACAAGACTAAGGGAAGCCTTGGTAAGTGGCTTCGTCAAAAGTGGGTAGACATTTCCAGAAAAGACCCCAAGACAGGCAAGCATCCACCATGTGGAGCTTCTGCTGGTAAGGGGGAACGAAAGGGTGGGTCAGCAAAATATCCAAAGTGCCGACCAGCCCGTTCCGCAGCAGCGATGAGTAAAGATGAAAAACGGTCAGCGGTAGTTCGTAAGAGAAAAGCAGGAAACCCAGGTGGAAAGCCAACAATGGTATCCACATTCAAGAAGGAAGAATAATATGGAAAATATTCAAGAAGCTTGTTGGGAAGGATATAAGGCAGTTGGTGGAAAGATGAAGAACGGTAAAATGGTTCCAAACTGCGTTCCTATCAACGAAGAAGATATTATTGAAGAATATTGCCCACGTTGTCTCGCCACAGAAATTGTACGAGCAGCAAGTCAACCACTTCAAGAAGCTGAATATCACGGTCGTAAGGTTCCTCTTGGAAAACCAATGCGGGGTGACGTTAAGAAGTTTAAGGTATTCGTTAAAGACCCAAGTACTGGTAACGTCAAGAAAGTTAACTTCGGTGACAAGACGATGAGAATCAAGAAATCTAATCCAGCTCGTCGTAGGTCATTTAGAGCACGTCATAATTGTGATACCCCAGGCCCACGTACCAAGGCACGTTATTGGTCGTGTCGGAAGTGGTAATATGAAAGTCTCCAGAAAGATATCCGACGCTATTATGAAAAAGATGGGGTATACATTCGACCCTAATGAATTTCATATGGGAATGAATGTAGAAATGGAACACCAAGATGTAACAAATGGGAATGTAGTAAAAACCGCAAAGATAGCGGCCACCCACTTGACAGAGAAGCCAAATTATTATACATTACTAAAGAAGTACGTGGAAAAGAAAAAAGACGAACAACTAGTTGGACCTGGTGGAGCAATTAACGCCGCACCAAAACCAAAAGATGTTAAGAAAATGCGTAAAGCATTAGACTCGGAGAAATAAGATGGCATTATTAAAAGATTTACTCAGTGAAGTTACCAGTCAAGTTCCACGTAGAGTTCAATTGATGCGTGTGGAAGCGGTATTAGAAAATATCGCACCACAACTAAAGGAAGCTGACCAAAAGAAACTTGCAGAAATTTATGTTGAATTAAAGCAATTAGCAGAAATGCTAAATGAAACTCCATATACTATCTTTAATGCACAACAATGGGGTTTATTAGAAATGGTATTAAAGGGTAAAGTAGCAGAATTCAAGTTACTCGCAGAAGATATTGCAGAAGATAATAAGGATGTCGATGTCTGGACATTGGCTACGGCACTCGACACCGTTCTCATTTAAGTGAGGGGTTATGGCAGATACTAGTATATACGGTCGCTTACGGAAACTGTTCTCAACAAACACAGTTGTCCGAAATGTAGGCGGAAAGAAGTTAAAAGTCGCTGATACTGACAATATCCAGTCGTTTATTAATAGACGGGGCATTGATAGATATCACCGAGTTTATTCTTCTATGACAGGTGGATATGGTGCGGCAGGTGGTCGATATGAATCCGCAGCAGCATTCCAAGGGTCACGTTTACAATTGTTCCGTGACTATGATATGATGGATAATGACCCAATTATTTCATCAGTAATGGACATCTATGCAGATGAATCAACCGTAAAAGACGAATTCGGTCAAGTACTTAGTATCCGTTCCAAGAACCAACAAATTCAAGATATTCTCCATAACTTATTCTATGATGTATTGAATGTTGAATTCAATCTCTGGCCATGGGTCAGAAATATGGCTAAGTATGGAGACTTTTTCTTATTCTTAGACATCGATGAAAAATATGGCGTGGTAAACGTCATTCCTCTTTCTGTGTACGAAACCATCCGCGTCGAAGGACAAGACCCAGGCAATCCATTCTCCGTTAAGTTCAAAGTAGAAAATGATTTCTTAGCATTGGGTAAGAAAGAATTAGATAATTACGAAGTCGCTCACTTTCGCCTCCTCTCAGACACCAACTTCCTACCATATGGTAAGAGTATGGTCGAGGGCGGTCGTCGTGTTTGGAAGCAATTACAACTGATGGAAGATGCAATGTTAATTCATCGTATTATGCGAGCACCAGACAAGCGTAAGGTATTGGTCGATATCGGTAATATCCCAGCGAATGAAATCGATACACATATGCAACGTATCATCGACCGTATGAAGAAAACACCACTTGTTGACCCAAAGACTGGTGATTACAATCTTCGTTACAATATGATGAACATCACGGAAGATTTCTATCTTCCTGTTCGTGGAAAGGACTCTGGTACTGACATTCAAAATCTTCCAGGCCTTCAATTCAATGCTATCGAAGACATTGAATATCTTCGTAACAAGCTAATGGCAGCATTCAAGGTACCTAAATCATTCCTTGGATATGAAGAAGATAATAGTGGTAAAGCATCATTAGCAGCACAAGACGTTCGTTTCGCACGAACCATTGAACGTATTCAACGCATTATGGTATCAGAACTTACCAAGATTGCAATCATTCACTTATACGTTCAAGGATTCACCGATGAAGACTTAATTGACTTCGAACTTGAAATGACCTCACCATCGGTCATCTATGAACAAGAAAAGTTGAACTTGTGGAAGGAAAAGGTTGGATTAGCTAAAGATATTGCAGATAGTAAGTTCTTGTCACGTGACTGGATTTACCACAATATTCTCCAAATTGCAGAAGATGATGCACGCGCGGAACAAGAAAAAATAGTCAAGGACGTTGAATGGGTTGGTAAGGCAGACGCAGCACAACAACAAGCATCACAACCACAACAACCAGCAGCTGGAGTACCAGAGTCACCATCACAAGGTGAAACACCCGCAGAACCAGAGGCTGAGGCTGAAGGTGAGCAACAATTAGATACCGTAGATGCGGTATTAGCATCTCTTGAAGATGTTCCAACTGAAGAAGAGGGTGGAGATGAAGCTGAATTAGAAGAAGCAAAGATGGGCCGCCCGAAGGTTGGTCAAAAGTACGGTCAAGATAGCCACCCACGTGGCCGTGATCCACTCGGACATAAAGAAAATCTTGGAGCTTTACGGGTAGGACAACAACGTAAACCATCCAAAAAGTCACCATTATCTCTTGAAAATCACGAAGTTTCTAATCTTATTAAACAATTAAACGCCCATAAAGTTGCACCAGAAACCTCTAGTATCTTGAACGAAGAAAACATTTTAGACATAGAAAACTAACGAACTAGTAATTATCATACTATTTAATATATGATAAGGTATTTATTCACTTATGGCGGATTCTTTTATGAAATCTAGTATTAAGCATAATAAGTTAAGAAACACGGGTATCCTTTTTGAATTATTAGCTCGTCAAATCACATCAGATGTGATGGAAAATAAAAAGGATGGTGTTGCTGTTAAGTTAATGAGTGAATTTTTCAATTCTAAAAAGGAATTGGGAAAGGAATTGATGTTATATCGCGCATTTTTTAACGTTCAAAATGTATCTGAACAAAAGGCATTCCAATTGCTAAAGCTAGTTACTGAACAACGTAAGAATCTCGACCAACACGCA